GTAATAGACACCGTCTCCGTCCTTATCACTGAGGCGGAGGACGAGATAAAAAAGCTGACGAATGAAACGGAAGATATTAATAGTTGAGGACAACATAGGTCTGTCGCAGATGCAGAAAGACTGGTTCGGACAGGCAGGATATGATGCCATAACGGCGATGAATGAACCCATCGCCAGGTCACTTATACGCAAAAACAATTTTGACCTTATCATATCGGATGTGAGATTGCCCGAAGGGGACGGAATTTCCCTTCTGAAATGGCTGAAAAAGGAAAAGATGGATATACCGTTCATCATCACGACGGAATATGTCTCTGTACCCGATGTGGTGCGCACCATCAAGCTGGGTGCAAGGGATTATCTGCCCAAGCCCGTACACAGGGAACACCTGCTGGAACTGGCTGAGGATATATTCCGTCCAATCGCGACCAGATGGGAGCAGAAAAGGGAATTGCTCAAACGTACATGCCCCAAGATGCTCGAAGTGGAACGGTGCGCAAAATTGGTTGCCCCATCCGATATGTCAGTACTGATACTCGGTGCAAACGGGACGGGAAAGGAATCCGTGGCACAGAGCATTCACGAGGGCAGCGAACGTGTAGGGATGCCTTTCGTGGCTGTCAATTGCGGTGTGCTGCCCCGTGAACTTGCGGCTTCCATGCTGTTCGGGCATGTTAAAGGAGCTTTTACCGGTGCTGACACGGCAAAAGAAGGCTTTTTCGACATGGCCAAAGGTGGAACCCTATTTCTGGATGAAATCGGAACCATGCCCCTCGAGATACAGTCCATGTTGCTTAGGGTATTGCAGGAAAATACCTATATTCCCATCGGCGGGAACAAGGAGCGTGTTGCAGACGTGCGCATTGTGGCCGCGACGAATGAAAATATTGAAAAAGCGATTTTGGAAGGCCGGTTCAGGGAAGACCTTTATCACCGTTTGAACGAGTTTGAAATCCGGCAGCCATCCTTGGCGGAATGCCCGGAAGACATCATACCTTTGGCCGAGTTTTTCCGTAAACGCTTCTCGAAAGAGCTGAAACGGGATACTACCGGTTTCTCTGATGCCGGTATGTACAGGTTGCGTTCTTATTCCTGGCCTGGCAATGTCAGGGAGTTACAGAACAGGATAAAAAGAGCCGTGCTGCTTGCCGAAGGGTCGCTACTGGATTTTGCGGATTTGGAAATGAAGAAACAGCCGGACAAGGTAGCCTTGGTTCCTGCTCTTGTCATATCCCCGTTGAAAGATGAGGAGAACGAAAAAGAGACTATCATCAACGCACTGAAAGCCTGCAACGGACATCGTGAACAAGCAGCACGGCTGTTGAAAATCAATCCGTCAACACTATACCGGAAAATGAATAAGTACAGGTTAAAATGAACAAGTGTTTATGATTGTGACATTTAATAGGACGAATAAAATGCAATAACGATTGAAACTGTTTTCTATATGGATGAAAATTCGTAATTTTGCAAAAGATTGAACGGGTTATGGTTCCGTGAAAATCTGAACATAAAAAAATAACAGCGGAGCTTAATCTCTCTGCTGATTATATACATAAAACGTCTCGGACGGGAATCTGACAAATTCAAAAATACAGAGGCTTTTGCGTGTAGCTTATGCTATGCTTTATGGCGTGAGCTCATGCAAGTTTCTGTATTGGGCTTTGTCAGAGCCTCCGTCCGAAACAGCGTGAGTTTCACGCTTTTCTTTATAACAGGAGGAAGTATGGCAAAAGTACAAATCATAACGGCAATGACATTGGACGGCTTTCTTCCCGGTGAGGACGAGGAACTGTTCAAATGGGTAAAGACGGACAAACGGGGTTTCCCGTTCTGGCACGGGAAAAGTACTTTTATGCTGTCTATCGGCTATCCCATGCTGGATCTTATTTGTGAAAAGGATGAAAAGGACGCTTCCTGTATCTATACAGCGGAAATCTCGGACAAGGAAAGTCTTGAATTGCTGCATAGCCTTTCCATCTATCATCTCATTGACGAAATTGTAGTATATATCCTTCCCCTGACATACGGAAGAGGGAGTGCCGTTCTCCAACAGTTGCCCGTCACACGTTGGCAACTGCATGAATCCGTCATGTCCCGTAACGGCATCTGCCGTTTGGTTTACCGTAAATCCTCGCGATAGTCCATTGCATCCTGCAAGGAAATCTTGCATTTTGCAAGATTCTCCAAATCACCATTTTTACACCGTAGAAAAATTATTTCACTGATATACAATGCTGTATCGGTGCTTTTTGGCATCTATCGGTGTCATTGGTACGCCGTTAGCCCTTTAATATGATATAACCTGTTGCGCGACAAGGTGTAAGCAAACGATTATTTACACTCAAAACAGATTAGTCATGTTACAAATAAACAATGAGACCGCCCACAAGATGTTCTTCCAGATCATGGAACGGTTTGACAAGATAGACCGGGCATTGGAACGCATGAACAAGCTGAAGGATTGTCTGGACGGCGACACACTTTTAGACAACTACGACCTGTGCCAGCTGCTCGGCATCACCAAACGCACGCTGGCGCGTTACCGCCAGAAAAAACTCGTCACCTATTACATGATTGACGGAAGGACCTACTACAAGGCGTCCGAAGTGGAGGCTTTCCTCAATCAAAAAGGGAAGTCATTGCCGGCAAGATACAGGCAGCAGGCGAATGTCTAACTAAAAACGGAACAAGGATTATGGAAATTATATGTATCGACAAACAGACTTTTGAAGAACTGCGTGTCCGCTTTTGCAAGTTCGAGGAACGGTTGACACGTACATGCCGCCCGGCTGAAGATCTCGGCCTGAAAAACTGGCTGGATAACCAGGAGGTATGCGAGGTGCTGCGCATATCCAAAAAGACCCTTCAGGTATATCGTGCCAAAGGCATCCTGCCTTTCAGCCGTATCAAGAACAAGCTCTTCTACAAGCCGGAAGATATACGCCGATTGTTGGAATTGAATTATCACCCTTTAATAAGAAGCAAGTCATGAGTTATCATTTTATAGACAAGAAAGACCCACGCATCGACGTGATGTTCCAAGGGATGGAAAAGATGGAGAAGATGCTCGCCAGAATGGAGGATGCACCCAAATCCCTCTTCAGCGGGGAACGGTTTCTCACGGACGAGGAACTGTCCAAAATCCTGCGGGTAAGCAGGCGCACATTGCAGGAATACCGTACTTTCGGGGTGATTCCCTATTACATGGTACAAGGGAAGGCACTTTATAAAGAATCCGACATTATGAAGATTCTGGACGATGCCTACAAACGCTGCCGGGAGGAACAACGCTGGGTATAGCCACGTACATTCAGACAGAAACGGAGAAACGACTGCCCGAACTGCAAGTCGTTTCTCCGTTTTTTCATTTCATACGGTCTGTGGTTTTCTTTTCCGTTTCTTTTTTGCGGTGAAATCCTCTTCGCAAAGGTCAATCCGACTTGCAAAGCCTGTGGATCTCAATTTCTTCATGTCCTCATCCACTTTATTATCCGTTACCTGCGCATAAAGTTGAGTGGTGGAAATGGACGTGTGTCCCATCATGCGGCTGACCGTCTCTATCGGCACACCGAGCGAGAGGGTGATATGGGTTCCGAAATTATGCCTGGCCTGATGAAAGGTCAAATCAAAACCATAAACCTTTCCCAACTCCCTCGTGAGCACAATGAAATAACCACGCTCATAAACATTGAATACCTTATCTCCGGTCCTTTGACTGCGGTATTTTTCGATGATTTGAATGGGAATATCCAACAGGCGCACAGATGAAAGCGTATCCGTCTTTTGCCTGTGGATGTGAATCCACCAGGTGCCGTCCGCAGCCTGCGTAATATCATTTGTTGACAGTTTCTTCAAATCCGCGTACGCCAGTCCGGTGAAAGTCGAGAATATGAACATATCCCTCACGAATTGCAGTTGCGGTTTCTCCACCGGTGTGGTCATCAATGTCTTGAGGTCCTCCAGTTTCATGTGGCGGCTCTTCCTTTTGGGCAGTTCGGGATGCAGGCGGCAATAAGGGTCACGGCGCAGTGTGCCCTGGCTCACCGCCCTCATCGTGAGTTTCTTCAGACGGTACAGATGCTCATGCACGCTCTTGGGTTTCAGGTTGCGGTCCGTGCGCAGGAACAGCTCGAAATCATCGTAAAACACACGGTCAAGGCTCCGCAAAGTCACATCCTCCACGCCTTTCTTTTTCTGAATAAAAGCGGAAAGATGCTTGTATGACCGCTGGTAGGAATCGTATGTCTCCTGTATGCGGTCTATCCCGACACGCTTCTTGAACTCCTCGTTATGTTCCCTGAACAAGGCAAGCAGCGTAAGCGGTTTCTGACCTATGCCTTTGACGGCATTCTTGACAAGTTCCGCCGTGATAAAGCCCAGGCTGTTCTTTATCCGAAGATAATGTCCGGTTATCTCGTTTGTCAGATCATCTATGGCGCGGTTCACAGTAACAGCATTTTCACTCCGCCCGTTGGCACGGCCTTTATCTGGATTCCAGATGGTGGGATTGACGGAAACTTTTGTCCCGATCTGTGCCCATTCCGCATCAATGCTTACCTTGCACAAGAGTTGGCACATCCCGTCCTTGCGAACTTTCGTGCGGTTGATATAAAACAATACGGCAAAAGTGCTGCGACGTTTGGTATTCTGGTTTTCTGCATTTTTTCCCATGTTCTTGTCTTTTAAGAGATAATCAAATTACTACGGTGAAATGTTCCGATATTTTCCTGTTCAAAGTCTTTGTATCGGAATCAATCTTGTTGTCTGTCACTTTCGCGTAAATACGTGTAGTTTCAATCTGTCTGTGTCCAAGCATCTTACTTACGGTTTCAAGAGGAACTCCGTGGGAGAGCGTGATTTCTGTCGCGTAGGTATGGCGCGCCGCGTGAAAGACCAACGGACGGTTGATGTTGCAGATCCGGGCAATCTCTTTCAGGTAAAGATTCATGTTGGAATTACAATACATCGGTAGCAGCCTGCTATCAGAGGCGGTATCGCTATACTTTTTAATAATCTGCAATGGCAAGTCCAATAAGGGTATCTCAAATTCTATTTTGGTTTTCTGTCGGGCACTTTTAATCCACCATGTACCGTCTTCCGCAAGCGACAGGTTTTCTTTTGTCAGAGAGCACATATCCCTGTATGAAATACCGGTGAAGCAAGAAAACAGGAACATGTCACGGACAAGGTAAAGGGTCTGCTTGTGAAGCGGAGTGGTCATGAGCCGTTGCAGTTCCACATCGGTAAGGTATTTTTGCACCGCTTTCGGACGAATCGGTTCGTAACCCATGAACGGATAAGCGGTAATGATGCCGTCCGCAATGGCCTCGCCCACGATGGTTTTCAGTTGGACGGTCAGGTTAATGACTGTCCCGGGAGCAAGATGGCATTCGGTACGGAGGTACAGGTCGTATTTGTCGATGAAAGAACGGTCCAATGCGGTGAACGATATGTCGGACAGTTTGTATTGCCATTTAAGGAAACTCTCGATATGGTTATAGGCGTTGCGATAAGCCCTCAGGCTTCCTTCTGTACGGTTGACTCCAACACGCTTCTCAAAATTGCTGATGAATTGCCTAAAATAGTTCAAAAGCGTTTCCTGTTCGCTTGCCATTCCAAGCAAAATGCTTTTTACCTCCTCGGCGGTCACACCGTCACGGACGGCAGACTGCTCGCTATAGATACTCAACGCCATCGCACGGATTTCATCCAGCCGGTTATTGATTTCCTTCGCCGCCACACTCTTGCCGGAGGCACGCCCCGAAATCCACCGGGATTGCGGCACTTTCATTTTCACACTGAATGCCGCTTCGGAATATTTTCCGATGTTCAACTTAGCCATTACAGGACAATTCCCGTCGACATCCGCCTCGCTCTTTTTCAGGTAGAACGACACCTTTACATTTGCCTGATTCATAACCAATTCCTTTGTTTGCAA